CCATCACCTTTGCTTTTTGCTTTGGCAGATATCTTCTCGTACGCATTGCGGGAGTATCTGGGCTGGTATGTAGAGGCCGAACAACACCATGCAGATCCTCATGCCAAGAGACTGTTACGGATGCATGCGTGGAATGAATTGCACACCGACGGAGGGAGCGGTGCTAGATTGTGGTTGTTTAATAACTGCGTGAACTACAAGCTCAAGAAAGACGAAATTGGAAAACCTAATACTGCAGTCTTCTTGAACGGTGTGGAACATCGCACGGGAGTTGGACGAATGATTGGGGACCTAGGCGTTAGCGCCAGTCTTCAAGGATTTCGACTGACGGAGCTACTCAAAAACGGTATGGCTAAGGAAGCCGTCGTTATTGGGGATGCTCGATTCCAATTCTGCAAACGCCCTTCGCCAGGAGAGCTGCAGGAAGTTATGGACAAGCTGTATTCGCCACCTGAAACTCACTATTTCGTCTACTTCTCTGACGATGCGTGCTACGCACGACGACTCCCGTCTGGAGTTGTCAAACGCTGGAACGTTGACATCAAGAAGTGTGACGCGTCACATACTAGAGCTATATTCGACAAATTGATCGATTTAGTTCCCGAGCTTTGGAGAGACGATATGCAAATATTGGTCGACCAGTGCTCCGCCGACATCACCATACGATCACCTGACAATAGTAAGCACGCTGTTCGTCTCACACCTGTGGACGGACAAGGAAGGTGCCCAAAATTGTATAGTGGTTCCACCCTCACTACATTGCTCAACAACCTAGCTAATCTCACGATAGGAGAATGCTTGGTTCGTTGTGCGTCCCTTGACGCTGATTCTCTCATTGAGTCAGTTGAGGAGTGTGGGTATGCCATTTCTATGAACGAGAATGAACTATTTGAAGATGTTCAATTTCTGAAGTACAGTCCCGTGAAGGACAATCACGGACGCTACAGACCCTTGCTTAATGTGGGAGTCATGTTGCGCGCGATCGGTCAGTGCAAAGGGGACGTCCCAGGACGTGGCCCTCTAGTTCCCCGTTTCCGGGCCTTCCAAAAAGGCTTACTTAATGGTCTGTATCCGACTACTAGTTTCGTTCTCGTCAACAGAATGAAGGAAATGGTGGAAG